TTACTTCTTCGCCTCTGCAACCACTTTACTACCCACGCCGCGGTTATTGTATTCCCACATGCGGTTGTAGTTAGTGTCATTCAGATTGCGCTGTATTTCGTCGTTATCATCTACGCTGCCGGTATTACCCGCAAACGGACGATTAGAGATCACCGCATCGGCCCACGGTTTAGCCGTGTTAAAACCTTCGTTGATGGCGCTATCACGGATCACCACCTGACCGTTGGTATTGGCATCAACATCCAGCGAGCGGCCCAGTTGCGCCACACCATCACCGAAAGCATTGAAACGGCTGTTTACGGCGAGGAAACCGTAGTAAATGTTGGACAGCGTAGCCGGTGCAAACACATACGCTTCTTGCTGAGTACGTGAGTTCACCACGCGGAATTCGGTGTTATCGAACACCACTGCGCCGCGACCAGAAACGATATCCACATCCCCTTCAATGTAGCTGTTGGTCACCAGCGTACGCGGCTGACGGTTGGTTTCCAGACGGTTCTGCACACCGCTGTTGGTGACAAAGAAGGTGTTCTGACGACCGAGAATGTTAACGTTGTTAATCTGTACCAGGTCACCATCAGTACGCAGTGCCACCGCCGGATGGTTACCTGCATCTACGCTATCGCCCAGCGTGTTTTCGATGGTCAGATTTTGCAGTTGCAGGCCATTGTTTTGTGACCAGAAGACCGCAGAGCAGAGAACACCGATACTGTCGCTGCGTTTGCTCTGGCAGCTATCGTACATATACCACGCTGGTTTACCTGGCATATATTTGCCGCGCGGGTTGACGTCGTGACGCCAGTCGGCAGGGCTCATGCCACCATCAAGGGAAAGCCCAATCTTCACATCAATCGGTTTTTCACCTGTACCGTACAGAGTAATTCCACCCGGAGCGGCAGGGACATATACCGTTCCCTGATACTCACCAGGCATCACGGCAATATACTGGCGCTTGTTGGTACGCTTGATAATTGCCGCATCTACCGCCGCCTGAATCGTGGTATGCGTTACACCTTGAGTGCCCGCCGGGCCGACAACAAAGTCAGGTTGCGCAGGCAGGGTAATCGGGGAAGGATTCCACGCTGCAGCACCTGGTGTCAGGGATGCAAAATAGTGTTGAGCATCGAAATTCTGCGCTTCTTTTGCCGACAGAATCGGGCGAGAAGAGGTACCAGGCGCGGTTTGATCAGAAGGACGTTGATCGGGCGGGGTTGAGCTACAGGCGGTCAGCGTCACGCCAAAAGCCAATGCCAGCGCCAGACGGGAAACTGAAAATGTGTTCACAGGTTGCTCCGGGCTATGAAATAGAAAAATGAATCCGTTGAAGCCTGCTTTTTTATACTAAGTTGGCATTATAAAAAAGCATTGCTTATCAATTTGTTGCAACGAACAGGTCACTATCAGTCAAAATAAAATCATTATTTGATTTCAATTTTGTCCCACTCCCTGCCTCTGTCATCACGATACTGTGATGCCATGGTGTCCGACTTATGCCCGAGAAGATGTTGAGCAAACTTATCGCTTATCTGCTTCTCATAGAGTCTTGCAGACAAACTGCGCAACTCGTGAAAGGTAGGCGGATCCCCTTCGAAGGAAAGACCTGATGCTTTTCGTGCGCGCATAAAATACCTTGATACTGTGCCGGATGAAAGCGGTTCGCGACGAGTAGATGCAATTATGGTTTCTCCGCCAAGAATCTCTTTGCATTTATCAAGTGTTTCCTTCATTGATATTCCGAGAGCATCAACATGCAATACTGTTGGGATGGCAATTTTTACGCCTGTTTTGCTTTGCTCGACATAAAGATATCCATCTACGATATCAGACCACTTCATTTCGCATAAATCACCAACTCGTTGCCCGGTAACAACAGCCAGTTCCATTGCAAGTCTGAGCCAACATGGTGATGATTCTGCTGCTTGATAAATTTTCAGGTATTCGTCAGCCGTAAGTCTTGATCTCCTTACCTCTGATTTTGCTGCGCGAGTGGCAGCGACAGGGTTTGTTGTTATATGGCCTTCAGCTATTGCCTCTCGGAATGCATCGCTCAGTGTTGATCTGATTAACTTGGCTGACGCCGCCTTGCCCTCGTCTATGTATCCATTGAGCATTTCCGCAATTTCTTTTGTGGTGATGTCTTCAAGTGGAGCATCAGGCAGACCCCTCCTTATTGCTTTAATTTTGCTCATGTAATTTATGAGTGTCTTCTGCTTGATTCCTCTGCTGGCCAGGATTTTTTCGTAGCGATCAAGCCATGAATGTAACGTAACGGAATTATCACTGTTGATTCTCGCTGTCAGAGGCTTGTGTTTGTGTCCTGAAAATAACTCAATGTTGGCCTGTATAGCTTCAGTGATTGCGATTCGCCTGTCTCTGCCTAATCCAAACTCTTTACCCGTCCTTGGGTCCCTGTAGCAGTAATATCCATTGTTTCTTATATAAAGGTTAGGGGGTAAATCCCGGCGCTCATGACTTCGCCTTCTTCCCATTTCTGATCCTCTTCAAAAGGCTACCTGTTACTGGTCGATTTAAGTCAACCTTTACCGCTGATTCGTGGAACAGATACTCTCTTCCATCCTTAACTGGAGGAGGGAATATCCTGCACTCGCGTACCCATCGACGAACTGTTTCAAGGCTTCTTGGGCGTCGCTGGCGTGCATTCCACTCCTGAAGTGTCAAGTACATCGCAAAGTCTCCGCAATTACACGCAAGAAAAAACCGCCATCAGGCGGCTTGGTGTTCTTTCAGTTCTTCAATTCGAATATTGGTTACGTCTGCATGTGCTATCTGCGCCCATATCATCCAGTGGTTATAACAGTCGTTGATGTTCTCTGCTTCGATAACCCTGTTGAATGGCTCTCCATTCCATTCACCTGTGACTCGGAAGTGCATTTATCATCTCCATAAAACAAAACTCGCCGTAGCGAGTTCAGATATAATTTCCACCAAAGGCAGTAGTTGCTTGATGCTAAGAATTATTCAATATCTATTCCTGTAATATCTTTTATCTTTTTCCTTGCAAAGCCTTTTGCTAGTGATTTTGAAACACTCATAAGTGTACTAATTCCCTCATCCTTAAAGTTTGTTTTTATAGCTTGCCAGACATCCTTTTGACGTAAGTCAGCAATAAAATCATGCCCTCTTGCTGTCAACCTCAGTGGTACTTCGATCCAACTATATCCAACACCTTCCCCTAACGCTTTGGACAATATATGACCGAACCCAGGTTTTCCATCAACCCTGACTATTAATTCGTAGTCACATAATAATCGCATATGGAAAATAAAATCTTGGTCATATCTATTAAAGCCATTATCCTCTAGTTCACTAAGCATCGTGTCAGGGCCACGAGTTTTTTCGAATGCGATAAGTAGATCTTTTAGATATTGCTGGTCTAATTTCATTGCCGCCTCCGTGACATGTCACAGAGATTTATATCATTAATTTTGTTTCGTGCCAGCCTTTGGTCACCCAGCATTGTGAGTCACCATTACACGGGCATGAATTAACAGGAACTCTCTCGCCGCACTTACCGCACCGTTTTCTGCTGATCGATTTTATACGCCAGCGCACACGTGCATCATCCTGGCGGCTCAGTAACGCGATGTACTCACCAAACTCGCAAGGCGCACGCCTGAAGCGACGCGTGGCACAGTTACGCTCCAGCATTTCAATTTCCTGAGCATCAAGTACAAGCTCCAGCTTACGCATACCGGATGATGCTTGCTTGGCTCTCTGATCGGCTTTGTGCTCTGTTGCTGATTTAGCCATTCTGCTTTTCCTGCATCAGGAGAAAGACAATCATGGCGGCGCGGATACTTCCGGTATCTTTTTACGCGATATTCCCCTTCAATGGCACATACAAGAAGAGAGCCATCAACAGGAGTGATTGAGGAATCGACAACCAGCAACGCTTAATTATCTATAGTGTCGTATTTGCTTCATAAAATATGGCGAATAACACAAAGCCCGCAGCAGCTCATTGTGCGGGCTTTTCTTATACCTACTTCCTAGAGATAATTCTATGGAGGCATTAAATCAATACTGTCATTGGTAATATCATATTATCTAAAAGTCTTTCCACTTTTAACATCTAGGTATATTCTGTTCGACAACGTCATTCCTCCGCAATATGTGAAATAGATGTTTTCACCCTTATTGCTTGATGCCATCCACCCTCCGATTTCCTTAAAATCGCTTTCCGTGCAGACCCCTTCATTTATTAACTTCCTAGCTGCCGAAGAAAACTCTTTTTTGTATATACGGTAGTCATCAGATCCTTTGATTAAAGTATCATCTCCGCTCGCATTTTCAGCAGGATCTGATGGCCTTTCACTGCTAAGATCACTAAGTTTAACCCATTCTGAAAACTTGCCATTAACGATTCCATTTTTTCTTGTGCAGGATTTATTACCTTCTTTAATATATTCGCTTTCCCCTCCAACACATGAGGCTGAATATGGCTCAGTTATACGAACCCATTCACCTTTTTTTTCTAGAAAATCTACGCCTTCCCTGAAAAATAGTTTCCCAGCCACTCCACATTTACTTGAAGGGCAGGTATGTCTTTCCGTTCGATCAACAACAACCCATAGTTTTGATTCATTTTTTGCCATTGCCGATGGTATTTGAGATGAGACAATTAACGTAAGCCCTAAAATTAGTATTGATTTTTTCATTGTAATTTCCTTTTACTTTTTACAAAGCGTTTAATCATGGCTGATTATCTCTAAGTGTAGTAACAGCCTTGTGCGAAACATGTTACCAAATCGCCATTTCAGTGTATCCGCAGTTAGGCTGCCACTTCAAGGATTCCTAATTACATGGTACGTAAGCGTAAAATCCCGTTGGTTGGCGGGTAATAACTCTGATCAAATCTCCCTTGTCTTTTGCTCTTACGTATGCAGCTCTTGTGTATTCAACCCAGGCCTCCAGTTCAGCAATACGCTTACTTCCATCCGAGATAACACCTTCTACTCACGCTGCTCGTTGAGTTTTGATTTTTGCTGTCTCCAGCTCAACACGCAGTTTCCCCACCGTTAGCGCAATATCCTCGTTCTCCTGGTCGCGGCGTTTGATGTATTGCTGGTTTCTTTCCCGTTCATCCAGCAGTGTCAGCACAATCGATGGTGTTACCAGCTCATGGAAAAGGTCCGCGTCAAATCCCCAGTTGTCAGGCATTGCCTGCTCTGCCGCTTCACGCAGTGCCTGAGAGTGAATTACGCTCACTTCGAACCTCTCTGTTTACTGATAAGCTCCAGATCTTCCTGGCAACTTGCACAAGTCCGACAACCCTGAACGGCCAGGCGTCTTAGCTCATCTATGGGATCGCCACACTCACAACAATGAGTGGCAGATACAGCCTGGTGGTTCAGGCGGCGCATTTTTATTGCTGTGTTGCGCTGTAATTCTTCAATTTCTGATGCTGAATCAATGATGTCTGCCATCTTCCATTAATCCCTGAATTGTTGGTTAATACGCTTGGGGGTAAATGCGAGCAATAAAAAAGGAGCCTGTAGCTCCCTGATAATTTTGCTTTTCATGTTCATCGTTCCTTAAAGACGCCGTTTAACATGCCGATTGCCAGGCTTAAATGAGTCGGTGTGAATCCCATCAGCGTTACCGTTTCGCGGTGCTTCTTCAGTACGCTACGGCAAATGTCATCGACGTTTTTATCCGGAAACTGCTGTCTGGCTTTTTTGATTTCAGAATTAGCCTGACGGGCAATGCTGCGAAGGGCGTTTTCTTGCTGAGGTGTCATTGAACAAGCCCCATGTCGGCAAGCATAAGCACACAGAATATGAAGCCCGCTGCCAGAAAAATGCATTCAGTGGTTGTCATACCTGGTCTCTCTCATCTGCTTCTGCTTTCGCCACCATCATTTCCAGCTTTTGTGAAAGGGATGCGGCTAACGTATGAAATTCTTCGTCTGTTTCTACTGGTATTGGCACAAACCTGACTCCAATTTGAGCGAGGCTATGTGCCATCTCGATACACGTTCTTAACTCAACAGGAGATGCTTTGTGCATACAGCCCCCCGTTTATTATTTATCTCCTCAGCCAGCCGCTGTGCTTTCAGGGGATTTCTGATAACAGAAAGGCCGGGAAATACCCAGCCTCGCTTTGTAACGGAGTAGACGAAAGTGATCGCACCTACCCGGATATTATCGTGAGGATGCTTCATCGCCATTGCTCCCCAAATACAAAACCAATTTCAGCCAGTGCCTCGTCCATTTTTTCGATGAACTCCGGCACCATCTCGTCAAAACTCGCCATGTACTTTTCATCCCGCTCAACCACGACATAATGCAGGCCTTCACGCTTCATACGCGGGTCATAGTTGGCAAAGTACCAGGCATCTTTTCGCGTCACCCACATGCTGTACTGCACCTGGGCCATGTAAGCCGACTTTATGGCCTCGAAACCACCGAGCCGGAACTTCATGAAATCCCGGGAGGTAAACGGGCATTTCAGCTCAAGGCCATTGCCGTCACTGCATAAACCATCGGGAGAGCAGGCGGTACGCATACTTTCGTCGCGATAGATGATCGGGGATTCAGTAACATTCACGCCGGAAGTGAATTCAAACAGAGTTCTGGCGTCGTTCTCGTACTGTTTTCCCCATGCCAGCGCCTTAGCATTAACTTCCGGAGCCACACCGGTGCAAACCTCAGCCAGCAGGGTGTGGAAGTAGGACATTTTCATGTCAGGCCACTTTTTTCCGGAGCGGGGTTTTGCTATCACATTGTGAACTTCTGAAGCGGTGATGACGCCGAGCCGTAATTTGTGCCACGCATCATCCCCCTGTTCGACAGCTCTCACGTCGATTCCGGTACGCTGCAGGATAATGTCCGGTGTCATGCAGCCACCTTCTGCTCAGTGGCTTTCTGTTTCAGGAATCCAAGAGCTTTCACTGCTTCGGCCTGTGTCAGTTCTGACGATGCGCGAATGTCGCGGCGAAATATCTGGGAACAGAGCGGCAATAAGTCGTCATCCCATGTTTTATCCAGGGCAATCAGCAGAGTGTTAATCTCCTGCATGGTTTCATCGTTAACCGGAGTGATGTCGCGTTCCGGCTGACGTTCTGCAGTGTATGCGGTATTTTCGACAATGCGCTCGACTTCATCCTTGTCATAGATACCAGCAAATCCGAAGGCGAGACGGGCACACTGAATCATGGCTTTATGCCGTAACATCCGTTTGGGATGCGACTGCCACGGCCCCGTGATTTCTCTGCCTTCGCGGGTTTTGAATGGTTCGCGGCGGCATTCATCCATCCATTCGGTAACGCAGATCGGATGATTGCGGTCTTTGCGGTAAATCCGGCATGTGCAGGATTCGTTGTCCTGTTCAAAGTCCATGCCATCAAACTGCTGGTTTTCATTGATGATGCGGGACCAGCCATCAACGCCCACTACCGGAACGATGCCGTTCTGCTTGTCAGGGAAGGCGTAAATTTCTTTCGTCCACGGATTAAGGCCGTACTGGTTGGCGACGATCAGTAATGCGATGAACTGCGCATCGCTGGCATCACCTTTAAATGCCGTCTGGCGAAGAGTGGTGATCAGTTCCTGTGGGTCGACAGAATCCATGCCGACGCGTTCAGCCAGCTTCCCAGCCAGCGTTGCGAGTGCTGTACTCATCCGTTTTATACCTCTGAATCAATATCAACCTGGTGGTGAGCAATGGTTTCAACCATGTACCGGATGTGTTCTGCCATGCGCTCCTGAAACTCAACATCGTCATCAAACGCACGGGTAATGGCTTTTTTGCTGGCCCCGTGGCGTTGTAAATGATCGATGCAGAGTGATTCAAACAGGTGCTGGGGCAGACCTTTTTCCATGTCGTCTGCCAGTTCTGCCTCTTTCTCTTCACGGGCGATCTGCTGGTAGTGACGCGTCCAGCTCTGAGCCTCAAGACGATCCTGAATGTAATAAGCGTTCATGGCTGAACTCCTGAAATAGCTGTGAAAATATCGCCCGCGAAATGCCGGGCTGATTAGGAAAACAGGAAAGGAGGTTAGTGAATGCTTTTGCTTGATCTCAGTTTCAGTATTAATATCCATTTTTTATAAGCGTCGACGGCCTCACGAAACATCTTTTCATCGCCAATAAAAGTGGCGATAGTGAATTTAGTCTGGATAGCCATAAGTGTTTGATCCATTTTTTGGGACTCCTGGCTGATTAAGTATGTCGATAAGGCGTTTCCATCCGTCACGTAATTTACGGGTGATTCGTTCAAGTAAAGATTCGGAAGGGCAGCCAGCAACAGGCCACCCTGCAATGGCATATTGCATGGTGTGCTCCTTATTTATACATAACGAAAAACGCCTCGAGTGAAGCGTTATTGGTATGCGGTAACGCCGCGCTCAGGCGGCTTTGATAGTCATATCATCTGAATCAAATATTCCTGATGTATCGATATCGGTAATTCTTATTCCTTCGCTACCATCCATTGGAGGCCATCCTTCCTGACCATTTCCATCATTCCA